AAACTCAACATTTTCGGCAAGAGAAGCGAGTTTTTCCTTCTGTGAAAGTGCCAGACCTTCGCAGACCTCGGAGAAGATTACATCAGCAACCGACTCAGCTAATCTTTGTTTGAGAGCAATATTAGATTTAATTTGCTCGTTGAGTTTATCTTCCATCTCATCTAATTTGTCTGCCATTGCGGCAGTTACATCATATTTCTCTTCAGGGATATTTACATAATGATCTTCAAAAAGACTTCTCATTCCAACAAGGAATGATTCGGTCATTTCGGCCTTGAGACCTTCTTCGACTGCGAGTTGGTTTTCAGTCATCCACTCTTCGCAGACGTACTCAAGATATGCATCAACTCTATCGGTCAGTTCTTCCTTAATGATAGAAACTTCCTCTTCCAGAGTTGCTTCATATTGTGCTTTCAACTCTTCTTGAATTGAAGCAACTTTTGTCTTGATAGCAGTTTCGAAAATAGTACGTGCTTTCTCTTCGAAATCTTCGGAGAGTTCTTCACCTTGAAGGAGTGCAGTAACATCTTCTTCGATGTCATACTCTGCAACAATTTCTTCTTCGGCAACTACTTCTTCTTCAGTAGTTTCTTCTTCTGCAACGATTTCTTCTTCAGTAGTCTCTTCTTCAGAAATCTCTTCTCCCTCAATTTCCTCCTCTTCCTTCATACCCTTAGGCATAGATTCAGCAGGCTTGGCACCTCTGTTTACTACATCCTTAACAGATGCAATTGAAGGTTCCTTGAGTTTAGCAGAGTTATCGTCTACCTTATAGTTTTCGGGAGTAGGACCACCGAGATCTTCCCAATTACCAGTTTGGCCAGGTGTAGAAACACCGGAAGCATTGCTCCCTGCCTTTGGCATTGATTCAGATGCAGCAGAGCCTTTGGTTACTACGTTTTCCATTTCTTGTAAATTGCTACCAACGGACATTTGATTAGATATTTTTGTATTAATCTATATTTATTTATAATTTATAGATTTGACAGGAAGTCGTTAAATAAATTCAATTTATGCTCTTCGAGTGATCTTTGATCGACAAGAGTATTAATTCTCTTTTGAGTTTTTTCTGCAAGTTGTTCACGAAGGATTCCACCTTCCCAAACCCACTCTTTGCCTTCCATAATTCCCTGAACAAACGCATCAGGAGCAGAAGGATCAGCAACAATATCAGCAGCAGTTGCTAACATAAAGTCTTCACCGACAATTTTCGCACCACTACGATCTTCTCTCAATGAACCAACACCACGAGAAGAAACTCCGAGCATTACACCTTCATCGAGAAGAGAAGATGCAATTTTACCCATTGGAGTATTCAGAATCTGTGCCTTACCTCTGAAATTATTTCCCTCTGCTACAAGTGAAGTAATCTTATGAGAAACACGATCAAGATTTACGGTTGGTCCATCTGGATGTCCAAGTTCACCCAAAGCACGTCCTTTCTGAACAAATGTTTCATTATATCTGTTTACTTCCTTAGAAAGTGTTTCCATAGGATACATTCTTCCATTACGATTCTTGATATTTCCTTGCAAGAAAACACCTTCAATATACAATTTCTTACTGGCACCTTTGCCTTCAGTAATAATTTGTACGTTTGAAATTTCTTCTGTAATGAGTTTCATCTAATTAACCGGTAAATCCTACTTTTAAACCTACAACTAATGCATCCGATGCTGAAATTTGATCCTGAGGACCTTTTTCAAAGAATTCAACGTGACCTTGTGGTAAAGAAACGGTGGCAGTATTTGCATATCCGGCAGTCGTGCTTTTTGCAACACTAACAGTTGCCGTGCTTCCTACCCCATTATAAACTCTAACAACAGTTGCATTATCTAAAGTTGTTGGAGTGTTTAAAGCAACTTCATTTCCAACACCAACTAATAAAGTTCTTGTCATTATTCTTGATCCTCGGATTGTTGTTCGTCACCAAACATGGATGCTCCAACAGTTGGTCTGATATTATCAATACGTTCTGATGCCTTTGCATATAAAACGTCTTTAATCTTGTCACTGATATCGGATGCAGAAGAATCTGCTCCGATTAAATCTACAATTTCTTCCATGAAAATTTAATATATCTATATTTGTTATTTATATCTCAGCAGCTTTACCATCTGCATCAGCAATTCCACCATCAATCTCTGGCTCCATCGGCACATCACCCATCATTCCTTGCTCTCCTTCCTGAGGCAATGGTTCTCCTGTAATAGGATCTACTGAACTTGGATCTGGAATAATTCCATCTTTAATTTCTTGTTCAATCTGCTCATCCATTTCAATCATTTCAGCATCAGTCTGACGGAGAACTTTTCTTCTAACCCATTCAGTCGAATAATACTTTCCAATGTAAGGTTCGATTGTTGCGAGAACACCAAGACGTTCATTCAACATCTCAGTTTCTTTGAGTTCTGCAAATTGATTATCATATAAGAAATCATACTGAATATGATCTGAAATCTCTTCCCAATCTTCTAAAGAAACAATGTTCTTTAAAATTAATTGTGTCTTAAGCATATCATTGAACATCTGAGCAAATCTTTTTCTCAGACGACCAACAAACTTAGAAAACTTAAGTTCGTCTCTCAGAATTTCAGAAGAACGTCCAAGATTGAATCCACCATCGGAAGCAATTCTCGATTCTGGAACTCCAAGTGATCTATAAAGTTTCTTTTGGAAATACTCAATATCTGCAAGTTCACCAAGATTTTGTCCTCCAGGAAGTGTAGAGATTTCAGTTCCTCTACCACCTTCTCTTCTTGGAAGCCAGAAATCTTCTAACATTGACATAAATTTCTTATCATCACGAACTTCACCAGTGTTCGCATCATAAACTAACTTATTACGATAACGCATCATTACGTCACGAAGATATTGTTCTGCTTTTACCTTAGGAAGATTACCAACGTCAATATAAAAGATTCTTCTTTCTGGTGCTCTGGACAATCTGTAAATGACCAAGGAATCCTCAATCATACGAAGTTGATTGAGTGCCTTGATTGCCTTATGCAGATAAGAAAGAACAGAACCCTTATTTCTATCAATTAATCCGGAAGTACAATATGTAATTGCATCTTTTGCAATTCTAGTTCCTTTTGATTGTCCGGAACTACTGTAAGTATTTGTTGGGTATTGTGCTTTTGGAGTGTATAAGAAGTATTCCTCAATCTCCGGTGCTATTGAGTTATTGTTATTATCTTTTCCACTTGCTGGACGAATGACAGAAATATCATTCTTATCTTTTTTCTTTTCTTGGCGGACAAACCGCATTTTCATTGGATCAATATACCTCAGTTCTTTAATTCCTTCCTGAGGTTTTTTGAGATCGATGACCTTATGATAGTATAAACGACCATCGACATACCAATTTCTAAAAATTTCGTGCGACTTTTTATCAAAGTCGAGAAGTTCTTTAATGTGCTTAAATTCTTCTCTAATGACTTTTTTTAATTTGTCGGTTGCATTTAAATTAGAAAGCTCAATCTCAATCGGAGAATCGTAAAGATCACTCACAATTGCTTCGTTGACAACATCTTCAATAGCACCATCACACTCTGGGTGAAGTGACATTTCTCTATATCTTCTAATTAAATCAAACTCAGTTCTGTATTGACCTTCAATATCTACATACGAACCATAAAACCCACTACTAATATAATTGTCAACCCCGTCCTCATTATTTTGAGGGACGGGGGAAACTATACTTTTAGACTTTTTTTCGTTGTCTTCAATAGAAAAACCAAAAAGTTTTGCCATATTATAAACTGACTTGAACTATTATTTTACTATTTAGCGGATCTCCTCACCACCTGATCTAGGAGTGGTTCCTTTGTATGCTTCCCAATAATGGACTTGCATTTCTACTTGGAACTCCTGAATAGTATCAGTGGTTTCATAATTGAGATCGATCGAAGTAATATTTGTTGGGAAAATATCCTTGAAAACATAACTTCTAAGAGTTCCACCATCACGATCGAGTTGATGAACTCTAGCATCGACTTGATAATTTGCTGGATCAGTTTCACCAGTTGCATTGTCAAGTTTGTTGATATAATTCATCCACTTTTCAAAAGCAGATCTGATGTTGAAAGATGAATCATTGAGAACTGTAATAGTCCAGGTCTCGAATGTTCTATCACCCGCAATCTTCAAGATTCTTCCTCTGAAAGGAACGTCAATTGGTGCTACAGTTGATGCAGGAAGTGCTGCTGCTTTTATGAGAAATCTTGCATTTTCAACAACTTCATTTACATCTTGTACACCAACTCCATTTGGAAATGCTATTTCAACTTCAAATAGATTGGGTCTTGCACCACCACCTTTTAATTTACTCTTAAAGTCACTAATTGTCCTTAATGGTAAGGTATTTCTTTGTTGACGAGTTGCCATTTTTCTTTAAACCTCTAGATTAAACGTTACCGATAACTTCTTCAAATGAAACGCCAGTTCTGGTGGCAACAAATGTAAGACCAATAAAGTTGATAGACCTTGTTGGTTTGATGTAAATGTCTGCTATAAACTCGTTATTATCTATAACAGCAGCAGTGTTATTTGTCTCATCACAAATTACAACAAAGTCGAAGATACCTCTCTTTGCCTGAACATCACGGAGGAATGGTTCCACAATGTTCACAAAGTTTGTTCTTGTAATTTCATCGTTAAACTCAAAGAGTTGATCTTTTGCTGCAGCAGAAATTGCATCAGCAAGATAGATGAACAAACGACGAACATTGATGCGATCAAATGCAGATGCTTTTCCAAGTCCAGTCTTATCACCAAACAGGACAATTCCTGCACCAGGTGAGAAGATTACTGGGTTGATTCTATTTGTATAAAGTTTATCTCTTTGAATCTTATTTGGATTGTATGCAAGTTTAACAGCATTTAAAATTGCACCTCTATTTGTTCCTGCTGGTGAGAACCATGGGAACAGAGTTGAATCAGTTCTTGCACAAGATCCGGCAATATCACCATTTAATGGGATATATCTGAATGTGTTTGAGAACCTATCAAACATATACTTATAACCACTATCAAATACCGCATATGATGAAGATGTGATTGGGGCATAGAAGCTGGTTACATTATCGGTAATGTCTGCATCAGATCTAATATTCACTTCCGAATCATTCGTAGTGTCAGTAATTGCAGAACCTCTATATGGAGAAATAAATGCAATGGCATCCTGCCTTGCTTCTGCAATCGCAATACACTTATTCGCAAGTGCTTGTGCTTGTTCTTTAGGATATGCTGCAGATCCCATAAGAATGAAATCTACATTAAAATTCTCAGTGTCAAATAAATCATATCCAGCAGTGAGACCACTTAAACCAGCATTTAAGGATCCGGCAGCAGTTGTGTCTGATAATCCATCATAGTTTAAACCACCGGTCAACTGATTGTTTGAATTACCAATTGCACCGAAAGCAACTCCTTCTGCATCTTGCTCCCACTCTTCATCAGAAACTAAATTGAAAGTTCCTGCATCATATGCAGTTGTTACAATACCTGCAGGTTGAGATCCGGCAAAAATATAACCAGAATTTGATTGAAGATATTTTCTCCAATATGAGGGAGATCCGAATGAAAACTCTGCATCTTTTGCTTTAGACAATCCAATGTGCCTTTCGAGCAGTGAACCAGAATTTCCGGTAATAGCACCATCACCATCAATAACTACGATATGAACTTCATCAAATCTTGCACCTCTTTCCGCACCAAAAGCAGTAGTAGATGGTCTCTCGGCAACAGAGTTCCAATTTACTGTAGTGGATTCTGAAAGTGTCAATGTTTGTTGATCATACCAATCCAATTCGGATGATACCTCAGTAGATGCATAAGATACTGACTGACCAGCAGTATGAATTGCTACAGAACCAGAACCAGAGAATGCATAAACACCTGCAGGTTGATATTCAACTGCTGTTACAGTATTTCCTGCAGAAACGTGCTCAAGTACTTTTACATATACATCAGTACCATCAATTTCTGTTACAACACCTTTTAGGTATCCATCAAGTGTTGATGTTGTTCCTGCTCCGGGAAGTGTTGAGCTGATTGATTGTGTTACTCCATATCCAACACTAAGTCCAGCTGGTAGTGCAGATAAAGATAGAATTTGATCTGCTTTAGCATCAATAATACCAACTCTAAGACCATTACCCCAAGAACCAGGATTTCTTGCGATTACAGTTGCTCCAGCAACTGGAGTCTGATCATATCCAAGTTGCTCATAATGCTCTGAACTTTTGATTTTTAATGATGCACCTTGATCGTTTGCATTTTTCAGATCTGTATCATCTGCTCTTACGACTCTAAGTGATCCTCCATATGCTAAGAAAGAAGAAGCAACAAGCCAATGCTCGTAGTGATTGTCCGTTCCCTGTGGTTTTCCAAAAATATCTAAAAGATCCTTTTCGTTGGAAATTAGAGTAGGAACCTCTACAGGACCTTGTGCGAAAGGTGAAACAATCGCACCAATACTGGCAGAAGTTGGATCAACTCTACCAACTGTTAGGTCTACTTCCCTTACTAAAACACCAGGAGATGCTAAATTTAATGGCATCTGTTTTACCCTCGCAGTCCAAATTTATCTAAAAATATTTAGGAAAAGGGGCATTTTCAGTGGGGAAACAATGCGTGAATATCTACCAGTCAGGATATTCCCAATTAGATCGGTATTTTTTTCCTTTTTTTACTCTTACTATAGTGCATTCTTTGCATTCATAAGAATATGCTGATGGTAAAGTCTTTCTATCTTTTCTTGTGAGATAGTAGTCTTCTATTAAATTTTTGACCTTACCACAAACTCTACACTTACGGTCAAAAAATAATAAGTGTTCTACTTCTATCTCATCATCAAATGACATTACATATAATCCCACATATAAGAACGATCTCCATATTCATCAGTATGCCATCTGTCTCCATTTGAGTCAACAAAACTCGTTTCATCTGTTATACCATCAGAAATAAATCCAAATGGTGCCATATCTTGCTCAATCTGATTTTTCTGCTCTTCATATATTCTTTTACGGACATCATTATCCGTCATTTCTCTAAAATAATCTTGTGCAACTAACCAAGAAAAAATGACAAGACACATTGCAAGGTCATCATTACAACCTTCTTCTGCCTCAAATGAATTACCTTTTTGTGCAAACGTTGTAAGTTCTGAAATGACTTCATAGTCGCTGGTAATTAACTTATCATCTTCGATCAAAGTTTTGAGGTTGGAGCATCCTAACTTTTTAACTGCAGCAGTTGTTCTAACACCAAGTTGAGATTTCTTTCCACTAAAACCAGACCCAACAATCTGCCCATTTCTACCTCTCATAGCACACATAAGAATATTTTCATATTCCAAGTCATATTGGAGAATACTTGCCACCTGATCTCCAATATCATTCACCTCAATCAATAACCAAGAATCATTATATCCTTTTGCCACATCCAAAATAATATTTGGAAATAACATTGGTTTAATTTCATTATT